AATGTGTCGTTTTTACTATCGTATTCCAGAGGATATAATATTTGACTATTCAAAAGAAGAACTCTATATAGATGTAAAATAACCCAACTCCCACCTCATTCCACACTATATAAAATATAAAATATAAAAGGAGAAATAAATGAAATACGATAGTAAAAACGACACATTAGCACACATTGAAAAGGTTCAAGAATTTATAGGTAGATTTAGTTCTACTCTAACACAAAGAGGAATCACCCACGACTCTTCAAAACTATCCGAAGAAGAGAAGCCTTACTTCGACATCTATACGCCAAAACTAAAAACTTGCACATACGGTTCTGATGAATATAAAACTTATTTAAAAGAATTAGATATTGCACTTAGACATCATTATAGGAACAACTCACATCATCCAGAATTTCATAAGAACGGTATAAATGACATGTCTTTAGTAGATATAGTTGAAATGTTATGTGATTGGAAAAGTGCTACTCTTAGACATAATGATGGAGATTTACTTAAAAGTATAGAAATAAGTCAAAGTAGATTTAACTATTCAGACGAATTAAAATCTATTATGCTGAACGAAGCAAAGTCAATGTATAAATACCGAATAGATTTTTATTGTACAGATGGTAGATTAGGAATAGCCTTAGGAGATACTGTTGAAAAAGTTTATGAAAATGTTAATAAATTAAATCTAACTGAGTCTGAAAAGTCAATGTTGGTTAATGGTGTATATGGAACTAAGCGTCAAACTAAAGATTTTTATGAAGACCATGTAGTTATAGATAATTGTTTTCAAATAGATTGGAAAATTCAATATTAAAAAAAATAAACTCTTGCAATTAATCACCAATCATGCTATACTAATCCTAGGTAGAAATACTTAGGATTTTTAAATTAAAAGGAGGAGTTAATTATGATAACATTTAGTGATTACATCTATGATATATTTGAATCGACAGAGTTCTTTTCAGACAATATAACAGGTAGATACGTAGAAATGAAACTTATAAATAAAGATAATATTAAAGAGTTGAAAGTTTATGGTTCTACTAAGTATTACAGAGATGGTGAGAAATTAGAGGAAATAATTGAAGAGTTAATAAAATTAATACTAAGATTATCTAAGCCAGATAGAAGCTATGAAAAGATTGAAATTAATGGAAGTGTTACTACAATTAAATTAGAGTTGTATAAGAGTAAGATTAAGTCTTGATTTAAATTGAAATTAAAGGAGGTAAAATAAATGAATTTTGAATTAATATTTAACGTCATATGTATACTTGTATCAATTGATATATGCTTAGCTACTAAAAAGTATATATGGAATAGAGATAAGTTTTTATATGTACTGGTATGTCTAATGGGTGCAAATTATAAATATAGTTGAGTTATATAAATAATGGGGAATAAATGAAAATATTAGATATGTTAGATTTAGCAAAAGATTTTACAGTTATAAAATTAAGTGAAAAATATGATGACGATTATGAGGTGGAAAGTAAAAATAGTGACTTAGTTGCATTTATAGATGGAAGTTCTATAAAATATGCAGTCAGCTGAGTTTACAATAGTGGTTCTAATGTAGCTGAGATAGATATTGAAGATTTAAACAAACTAATTAAATTTTGTGAGTTTGTTGTAAAAGAGGAGATGAAATAATTTGTATACAGAAGAATACTTTAGACAGAGAGTTTTAGCTAGCGAGGTAGTAGGATTTATGTTTATAGTAATAATAACTTTCTCATTATGGGCATTATTGCTATCGTGGATTGCTAATATACTTCCAAAAGAAATATCTAAAAACATAAATACTTGTATGATTGTAGGAGTAATTCCTTATCTATATCTGCTATTTAAATTTACAGTATTTTGGTTTAATTAATACAAGGAGGTTTTTAAAATTGATTGAAACTATAACAGCATACAAATGTCCATCATGTTCTAAACTCTACGAAACTGAACTTGAAGTAACTAATTGTCTTGCTAAATGCTCAGACAATTGTAGCGAAGAAGTTGTCATTAAAACTTATGAGAATGATTCTGACATGAATATTTATATCTCATACAACGAAGATAAATGGTCGAGAGTTATTGATGGCAAAGGTGAAATTTATATAGAGCAAGCAGGATATGGACTGTTGATTCCAAGTAGTAAAGTTGCAGAATTATGTGATGGCTTAAACAAATTTAAAACGATGTGGGTTAGTAGGAAATATTATAATAAATTTATGAAAGGGATTGAGTAAATGATAATTACTGCATATATTATATTTACAATGTTAAGTATTTTATTAGTAAATATATCTCACAATTTACTTTTGTATATAGTTAACACTAGAACAACTAATAGAAATTATGATTTAAATTGGAAATATAGATGGATTGGATATTCTTTATTCCCATATATAAATATATTTATATGTGTAGTTTTAGTTTTCACATTAAATAATATATCATTAAGTATGAAGAATAATGAAATTTAAAAAGGAGATTAGTGTAATGAAGAAGTATGAAGTAGTAGATGTAAGAAATAAGAAGATAGTGTTAACAAATTTAACTTATTCAGAAGCAGAATATGAGATGGATATGTATAATCTTATGAATGGAGATTTAGTTTGTGGAATAAGAGAGGTTAGTGATTCAGATGTCTAGAACCCTTAACATATCAGACCAAATGACATTAGATAATATTTTAGATTGTATAGAGCCTAATAAGCATGGAGAGGCAGTGAGTTACCTTCAAAGTATTTACGGAATTGAAAACTTAGAAGAGTATGTTGAAACCGATAAATATGAGTATTTAGATTTATTCACTTATGATGAAATTGTAACTTACTTCGGAGATGAACTTCTGTCTGAATATGAGGATTGTGATTTATTATCGTGGGTCGATAAAGATTATCTTTATAAAACTGTAGATTTATATAATGTTATTTTAAATAGAAAAACAATTGATGTACTGGATTGCTTATTAGACTCAGATATCATAAAATACTTAGAACTGAAAGGATATAAGGTGACGGAATGAAATTTTTAGGTTGTGAAAAATGGTTTCTGTTTGAAAATGAGAATCACATTTATAAAACTAAAGATGGTATTGAGTTTCAGTTTAAATATCATGACGGGTGGCAGATTGTTTATAATGAGGAATTATTGAAAGAGCTAAGGGAGGAATATAGTAAATGGGTAATATAATTTTAGGTATGTATGGATTGTTCTGCTTATCAATATATTTATTATTATGGGTGGCAGATTATCAATATCATGACAGAGCAAAAGAGTTAAGATTAATTAAAATACAAGATAAGAATTTTATTAAAAAGTTAATATCTAATATTGTGGCTATAATATGGTGTATAATTCCTATTTGGAATTTATTAGTGTTAATGGGAATATTTACAACTATTTCAAAAAATAATGAGTATGACGCAGATGAATTTATTAAAACTTATAAATGTTGGGAGAGAACATAAATGGAAAAAGGAAGAAATAGCACTAATGGTGGAATTAATTTCTTAGGACTATTAGCAATATTATTCATAGGATTAAAATTAGCACACATAATAACATGGTCGTGGTGGTTGGTATTGAGTCCATTATTTATACTACCATTAATCTACGTGTTAGTTTTATTAATGGTTTTACCAGTGGCGATTTATAAAGTTTACAAAGGGGAGAAATAAATAAATGAAAATAACAAATTCAGATGTATATGGAATTAGACACGCTATGAGAGGAATGAGAAACCCATTTGAATCTCATTATAAAGCCGATACAATTAATGAAACTATAGGAGCAAATGATTTAGAGTTAGCACAAAGATTAGTATTAGGAGGAAGTGAGCATTCTAAATTTATGAGACAAATAAAAGTGTGGGCTGATTTAGATTTACCAAGGTATATTTGGAGCGAACTAGATACTTATCATTATAATACTAAAAATAGTGAATCTACTATGCATAAATTATTTAGATTGGATAGAGAAATTGGATTAGATGACTTCTATATAGAAGACATGTCAGATAATGACTTAGGAGATTTTGTGGATATTATATATAATTTAAATATGATAAGAAAAGACTGGATTGATAGTGGTAAGAAATTTGAGCATGTTAGGAGAGCCAAAAGAATACTTCCAGAGACATTCCTGCAATTAAGAACTATGGATACCAATTATGCAGAGTTAAGAAATATTTATTTTCAACGTAGACATCATAGATTGAAGAACGAATGGGGAATTATAATAAGTTGGATTGAAAGTTTACCTTATGCAAAAGAACTTATAACTATTGAAAAGCAGGATTAATTTTCTGCTTTTTTTATTTTTCTTATTGACAACTTATTTTAGATGTGATACTATTAACTATAATGAATATTAGGAGGAATTAAATTATGAAAAAAGATTTATTAGGTAGTAGAATGAAAGAGAATTACGAAAACAGAGCTAAGACTTATCTAACTAGAAGGATGCCTGTGCTAATTAGACTAGATGGTAAAGCTTTCCACACTTTTACAAAAGGAATGGATAGACCATTTGATAAACTACTGTCTGAAACTATGCAAGAAACTACTAAGTATTTATGTGAAAATATCCAAGGTTGCAAAATAGGATATACTCAATCAGATGAAATAACTTTACTATTAACAGATTTTGAAAAATTAGATACTGGCGCTTGGTTTGATTATAACGTTCAAAAGATGTGTAGTATATCAGCAAGCCTAGCTACATTATCTTTTAATATGATATTCTCTAGAAAAGCATTAGAAAGTGGAAATGATTTATACATCAATAAACTTAATAAAGCTATGTTTGATTCAAGGGTGTTTAACATACCGAAAGAAGAAGTTTGCAATTGTTTCATATGGAGACAACAAGACGCCACTAAAAACTCAATATCTATGGTTGCTCAATCTTATTTCTCAACTAAAGAATTGCAATGCAAGAATGGAATGCAGAAACAAGATATGTTATTTTTAGAGAAAGGTATTAATTGGAATGATTTCTCACCTTCAGAAAAAAGAGGAACTTGTATAGAAAGAGTATATATTGGAAATAGAGGTAAGTGGGTAATTGATTTAGACACTCCTATATTTTCAAAAGATAGATACTATATTGAGAAATATTTGGGTGTTGATTAATCATGAAAATTAAAATAATTCAATTTGAAGATGGAACTTATTTCAACGGCGTAAAAGGTAAACTATTAAGAATTACTAAAAGTTTTAAACATGCAAAAGAGTTAACTATACCTATAGACGAAAGAGATTTAAGACACTTGGAAAAGTATGGTGTGAGCTATAAAGTTTTATTGGTCGAGTTGGAATGTAAACTGATTGATGAGTTAGAAAATAAGGAGTTGAATTAATTATGTGGGTGTGTATGAAATGTGGAAAAGAAATAAAATATATTAGAAGTGAAGCTAGAATGTATTCAATGGATAAAAATGAAAATATAAATTTACTTAAATATGAGAGCGATATATTTATTAGTAAATTTATATGCAACTGTGGAGAGCGTGAAAATTCACAATTAGAATTAAAAGATATTGCAAAGTGGGTTGATTCGTTATGATTAAAGATATTAAAGTCAAACTAGACCTCTCTGAGCATCTTTCAAAATTTGAAGTGTCTATGAATAAGTTGAAACAGTTAAAATCAATATTGGAAGATATTGAAAATGATGACATGTTGGATAGGTTAGGAATAAAGATTGAGGTGAAAATGAAACGTGACAGAAATTAAAGATTGGAATGATTTAAAAAAATTGCCACCAAGTGAGACTCATTATATTAATGTGGTTCATACTGATACTGGAGAAGATGCTTATGGTTACGATTCTTATTGGATTAGTCCATTTGATAGAATTGTAGATGAGGAACATTATTTATCAACTAATGTATTTTATGGATGGAAAATTACTGGTCAATACAATGAATTATTAGTAAAATGTGGATTTGACGCGAAGATAATTGTGGAGGAGGAATAGAATGGATATGAGTGAGAATAAAAAATTATTAGGTGGTTTAGTAATAGCGTGCTTAATGTTTGGAGTGGCTGTAGGAGTTGTTTTAGAAAGTTTTCTATGGAGGGATTCAATTATAATTCCTAAACAGAAATTAATAGAACAAAATTTAGCTGAGTATGATAGCAAAACTGGTGAGTTTAAATTGAAGATTGAGGTGAAGTAATGGACGAGTTAACATCTATTGTAAATAAAATTATAGAGGATTTGAACTTTGATGAATTTGAATATGATATAGATAGAAATGAATGGTTTCATTTATTTGATAAAACCTACTATGATATAATTTACATGGTAAGATATTTCACAGAGATACTAGAAGATGGTATTATATATTCAGAAACAGATGAATTGGCAGAATCAGCTTATGGAATGTTGAAAGAATTGACGGATAGTAGGTTGAAGTATTTATTGAGTATAGTAAATAAGTAAGGTGAGGAGAAATTCTCATCTTTTTATTATATATGGAGTGAATGTAGTCAGTATGACATATATAAAAGTTATATAGTAGAATTGCTAAAGTATTCTAAAGAATGTGACGATAATAAAGTATATTAAAAAAATAAAATAAAGGAAGTGGTTATATGTTTTACACATCTACACAAGTAGGAAAGATTTTTAATGTTACGAGTGCTGGGATTTTATATTGGGAAAAGATAGAAGTATTGAAACCTTCTTTTAAAAGAGGAAATAGGAGAATGTATTCAGAGTTTGATATTATAGATTATGCGAATACTTTGTCAAAGAGAAAAGTTTTATATATTGACGATTTGAAATTAGTATATGAAGAGAAGAAAGATAGCTCTACTACGAGCAACGAATAGTTGCGAAGTAAATGTTCCCTATCATCATTCTAATCATACATTACTATTAATCGTTACTATATTCCTTATTATATACGTTACCTAATTACATTAGTAAATTATCAAAAATCTTATTATACTAAGTAAATATAAGTTAAATTGTAATATTAAAATTTTGCATGAATACAAAGTGTGGTTATGTGTAATATAGTGTTGGCTTGTGGATAAAATAAAATGTGTATGAATTTAATATGTATATGTTTGAATAAACATCGAAGGTCTTTGAATAAAAACAGTAGTCGTGTGAAAAGGAGAAAAATCAATGGATTTAGAAAAAGAAATACAATTATATGATTGGATATACAAACCGTATCAACTATGCCATTCTGAATATTTAACAGGAAATAAAAAAGTTGCAAATCTATTTTGTAGAAAGGTTTTTAATAAACTTATTCAGGAGCTATATAATTACAATGTAGAATATCCAAATAAACTAACGAACGAAACTTTATTAGATATTGATTTGACTGACTTTATGGAATATTTATCTATAAATAACGTTAAAAACTTAGAAAGAAGTTTGCCTTCAATTCAAAGTATGTCTATAACAAGTTTTCACTCGTTGGTAAAATTTGAATCTATATGTCTAATACCATATATAAATATAAATTATGATAAAAGTTCTATACAGTTTAAAGCTGATAAAATTTTAATTAATATGATTAAAAGTAAATTTAAATTAATAGACGAAGACGGCAATATAACTAAACAAAAAGATGATGATTCTAAATCTTGCTATTATGCTAGGATGTACGCATTTCCACCTAAAGAATTAAAAAATAGTGAATATGGAGTTATGGCTTTTTACGAGTATATAATATCTTCTAAAAATAATATTAACGATGCAAACACAATACATTATGTTAGCACAGAAAAGTTTTTAAATATAGTAGGGGCTAAAAATTCAACAAAAAATTCCGAGATATTAACTATTTTAAATAGAATAATAAGTAGACTTGAAGATGTGTATGGATTAAAAGTTATATATAAGTGTAATAGAGTTAAAACTAAATATAATAAAATATCCTCAATATCAATAAAAGTTTTTATGACAGATAAAGACATTGAAGATAAAATAACAAAATATAAAATGCACCTAAACCCTATGGACAAAAATGAGCCAAAGATAGATTTATTCTTTCCAATTTATTCTAAAGATGTAAAGTTATTTAAATATAAATCACAAGAAGATTTTCAATATCATATTGACAATTTCTACACTAATATGCTATCATATACATATGAGAATGAAAATAAAATTGATAAACTTTTGGAGGAATTATTATGCAAGTGAAAATAATTAAGAATATACCTTTAGGCAAGGACTCTATAAATTTAAACGGAATAGAGTTAATATCTATAGAAAATCTATACATTGATAAAGGTGAAGTAGCTAATATAATAATAAAAACTGATAATGGTTGGTTTGTGGAATTGTATGGTGATAGATATTTTGTGCCTTCTGATAGCGGAATTGAAATTTAACCCTTGACATTCCATCTCATCCATGATAATATAACTACAACGAAGCGAGAGGAGTGATATAATGAACAATTTAGACAGATTCAAGTCCAACCATTTAGAATATGGTTCAGATGAATTAGAACTCGGAACAAAATTCTTTACATACGATGATGTCGTAGATTACATATCAGATATAGAAAGTAAAGTTAATGATTGTTTGAGATTACTAGATGGAATTAAGGGTGTGAGTGATTTAGGTAAAGTTGAAGAGTGTAGAGAAGAGCTGGAGAAGTTGAGTAAGGAATTATATTAGTAAAACAGAGGAGGTTACAATGCAGTATTTTGGTGGTAAGGTTTTAGTATCTAAAGATTTATGTAATTTTATAAATAGTGAAATAAAAGAGAATCAACCCTTTGTAGACTTATTTTGTGGGAGTTGTAATATTGTGAGTGGAATAGAACCTAATAGAGATAGAATTGCAAATGATAAACACTATTATTTAATTGAAATGTGGAAAAAGGTTCAAAGTGGTTGGGATATTCCAATAAACATAACAAAAGAAGATTATTATTCCATTAAAGAAAATGGAAAGGATTATGAAAAAGGATTTTATGGATTTGCTTGTAGTTTTGCTGGTAAATGGTGGGGTGGTTGGGCTAAGAGTGAAAAACAACCCAAGAATTATGCTGAGCTATCTAAAAATTCTACACTTAGAAAAATAAATAGTATGAAAAATGTTAAATTTATAAATAAAGATTATTATGACGTTGAACTTCCTAATAACTCATTTATATATTGTGATATTCCTTATAAAAATAGTACACCTTATTGTAAAAAAGAGGTTGGAGATTTTGACCATGATAAATTTTATAACTTCGTAAAAGAAAAAAGCGCAGAAGGACATAAGATATTTGTAAGTGAATATTTAAAAAATGTACCTAGTGGTTTCGATATTGTTTGGACTAAAAATAGTAAGAAGATTATTAGAGACTCTAATGACGAAAATGCTGATACAGTAGAAGTTTTATTTACATATAATTGCAAATAAAATAAAATAACTCTTGACACTTTATATTATTCGTGTTAATATATTCGAGTAGTTAAGAAAGGAGATAAATGGAATACAGATTCAATTGTTCGTGTGGACAATTATTAGTTCGTGGTCAAATAGTATCAAAAGACCTAACCTGTCACAACTGCTTTAAAACCTTCACATTCTTCAATGGAGAATATCGTGAGTATGAGTTAGGTGAAGTGGTTACAAATAGCAACATCGAAGTTTTAGATAGGTTAGAATTGAATAGTGGTATTGGTTTAGCAAATAAAATTAAATGGAGGAACAAACGTGACAAGAAGAGAAGAGTTATTAGAGCTTAGAGATTCAATGGATATTGCAAGAGAAGAATTTGAAGAGGATTATGCTCAATTAGAAGAAGAGATTGAAAATACTTGCAACTGCGAGAATTGTGCTTGTTCAGATGAATGCGATGGAGAATTTGATGATATGGTTACAATAGTGGAAACTGAAGTAAATGATTTAGGTATATGGATTACAGAAGAAGAAGATGGCGAAAGATTCGTAATGTTAACTGATTTGATAGACGGAGAAAGAGTTGAGTTAAGCGAAGCAGAATTGAACGTTATAGTTGCAATGATGGGATTGTAAGTATGGCTGTTAAGAAGGTAAAGAAAGAGTTATCAATAAATTTATGTGTGGACACCCGCGAAAAAGACACTTCATATGTAAAAGATGTTTTAGATGAAAGGCTAAATAAAGATGGAACTTGCATAAAATTTACGGAAGTTAAAACATGCAAACCATTAGGGTGTAAAATTAGTACTGGAGATTTAACGATAGAAATTAAAACTCACAATTCGGATGGAGAGTGGACTAAAACTAATTTGTGTATAGAGTTAAAAAAGAATGATTTATTTTCAAGTTTATATACTAAGGCTTCATTTGATAAACTCATGAGAGAGATAGACAGAGCTAAAGAGTATGGTTTGGATTTCGTGTTTGTATCGACTCATAGTATAGAGGATGTAATAAAAGATATTAATAAGATACCAAGATTTAAAAATAGTAATGCAGAAATTATATTCTTTGAAAATTTTATGAAACTTCAAGAAAAGCTTAGAGATTGTGGATTTCTTTATGTTACGACTGGTAAGAATAAGTTGGCATTTGGGATTAGAAGATTAATAAAGAGATACGTTAACAAAAATAAATTACAATATTTGTAAAATAACTCTTGACATAACCTAATAAATAATATATACTATAATAGTTCCGAGACGAAATGAAACTAATTAAATGCTCAAAGGAGCAATCGAGGAGAATTAATAATGAATAGAACACAACTGACTGCAAAATTAGCAGAGGTAAAAGAAATTACAATCAAAGAGGCAACTCATATAGTAGATACAATTATGGATATTATTGAAGCTGAAATCGTAAGTGGTGGAGAAGTTTCATTACATGGCTTTGGGACGTTGAAAACAGTTGAGAGAGCCGAAAGAACAATGTTAAATCCACAAACTAAAGCTAAAATGATTGTACCTGCTAAAAAGACAGTAACGTTTAAGGTGAGCAAAGTATTAAAAGATAAAGTTAATAATTAAGATTGACAGTATGATAAGATTATGTGGACTATTAATTTAGTCCACGAACATAAAAACTAGGAGGAATTAAGAATGGAACAAGTTAAACAAACGAGAATGGAAGTAGTTTTAGAAGGTATAGTTACAGAATTTGAGGCTAAATTTGATAAATCAATAGTTAAAACTGAAGGTCATGCTTTACTTGGAAAAGAAAATCCATATGTTAGAATTAAAGGCGTTGTTCAATTTGGTGAGCATAATGCTGAATCTAAAAGATTTGAAAAATATATAGCGCAATATACAAAAGCTGGTAAGGAGCACGGTGGTTATCAAAAGATGGTTACATTTGCTAAGAATGTAAAATCGAAAGATAGTTTAAAAGAAGGCGAAATTGCTTCTACTATTAGATTAAAATGTGAGCTTAAAGAAAATTTCTATACTAGTCAATCTGGTACTTTTATAGAAGGCGAAAAAATAGAAGTTGTATTTGTAGAAGATTTAAAAGGTACTAACAAAGGAGAAGCTTCGTTAAAAGGTAGAATAATTTCTATAGTTAAAGAAGTTAAAAATGACGAGGAAACTGGTAGACTAATAGTAAATATGTTTGGAGTAGACTATATGTCTAATGCTGTTAAAACTAAATTTATAGTTGATGAGACTTTAGCAGAGCAGTTTGAAGAAGCATATGAAGTTGGTTGTACGGCAGAGTTTTATGTAGATTATAGATTACATAAAGGTGAAGAAACAGTTATAACAGGTAGTGGATTAGGCGTTCAAAGGGTTACAGAGGGAAAATCTTATGTTGAAGCTATATTAGTTGGTGCTACAAGTCCAATTGATGAGGATACTGCTGGAGCAATTAGCAATGTAGTAGCTAAAGAGTTATTATCGAAAAGAAATGCTGAGATACAAAAGAAAAAAGAAGGAAATACTTCATCAACACCAGTTGAAAATGTAAAAAGAGAAGGATTAGCTCCTAAGGCTAAAGCACCGATAATTGAAGAAGATAATGATGATGAATTTCCATTTTAGTTTTAAATAGTTAAAAATAGAATATATGGGAGAGTTAAATCTCCCTTAAAATAAATTAAATAAGGAGAGTTTATTATGTGGGATTTCACAAATCCAACCAAAACGGTTGTTGAAAAGTCAGTAAAAGGTAAGAGTTATTTTTTCTATGGTGTAAATGGAACTGGGAAGACATTTAATGCAATTAGATATCCAAAACCATTTGTAATAGCGTGGGAAGACGGATTAAAGGCTCATGGAGGTATTCCAGTGGCTAGACCTACTAAATGGTCAGACGTATATAAGATATTAAAACAGTTTAAAAGACCAGAGGTTAGAGATTTATATGAGACTATAGTAATAGATACGGCTGAAAAAATGGGAGAAAAATTACAATCGCATGTTCTATCTGCAAATGGTGTTACAAAACTATCAGAAATAGATAATGGTGACGGATATTTACAAATAGGTAGTGAGATTGGTAAATTTATAGATGGTATAACTGAGTTAGGATATACTGTCATATTTGTAGGTCATCCGAAAGACGTTCAAGAGAAAGATAGTAAAGGTTTAAAATATATAAGAAAAGAGCCAGAGGGAAATAAAAGAGTAGTTAAGGCTATATGTGATGCAGTAGATATAATTGCATATTTAGAACCATCTGGAATAGACGAGGAGACTGGTGAGGTTTTACTATCTACGGCTCATTTAGTAGAAGCTAAGACACATAAAGCTAGAAGTAGATGGTCTCATATGCCTAAAAAGATTTATCCGTTCTCAGTAGAGAATATGACTAAAGCTTTAGAGGTGGCTATAGACAAAGAAGAGCAATTAGGAAACCCAGAAGATTTTGTTCAGACAATAGATAGGGTTGAAACAATAGAATTAACTATAGAAGAAATAAAATCTAAGTTAGAAAAATTAGTTCCAATGATGAAAGATAAATTCGGGGGATATGAAGAGTACTTACAAATATCTGAAAACATACTTGGAGTTGGAATGAAGGTATCGGCTTGTAATAGTAGACATAGTGAAGCACTTTTATCCCTAATAGATGCCTTAGAAGAAAAATTGAAATAGTAAAATTGAATAGAGGGGAATCTTCCCTCTATTTTTTTATAAATGGAGGGAGTATTTATGGGGGTAAAGTGTCCAGTATGCGGAGCTGATAATGATAAACTTGGAACTATAAAAATCGGAACGAGATATTATTGTGAGGAATGCGCTACAAAGAAAAATAAAGAGTCCAAAGACTATAAGGATTTATGTTCATATATAATAAAAATAACAGGCAACGGAGAATTAAGTGGTTTTGCATTAAAACAAATAAGTAACTTTAAAACAAAGGGATATACATACAGTGGAATACAATACACTTTAAAATACTTCATAGAGATTAAACAAAACAGCTTAAAAGGAAATGGAATCGGGATAGTAGATTATATGTATGATGAAGCAAAAAAATATTGGCTAGATAAGCATAAGAAAAAAGAAGAGCTATGTGAGGTAGATATAAATAAAGTAAATAATGAGTCAATAGTTTATATAAATAAAAATAAAAAAAATACTTTTATAAAAGGTATGATAAACATGGAGGATTTATGAGTATTAATAAAGATTTTGTTGATAAATATTCTATAGGCTATGTATTAGGGTGTATATTTAAAGAACCTAAAATTATAAAAGAATATCCATTAGTATCGAATGATTTTACAGAAAAGTTTCATAAAATAATATTTGCCTCGGTAAATAATTTAGTGAAACAAGGTGCAACAACGTTGGATTCTATAATAATAGATGAATATATATCTCAATTTGAGGAGCAATATAGAATATTTACAAAAAATGATGGTATAAACTATATTGACAATATATCAAATTTAATAGATATTGGAAATATCCAGTATTATTATGATAGAGTTAAAAAGTTTTCTTTACTAAGAAGATATGAAGAGGAGGGAATAAGTGTTAAGGAGTTTTATGACCCTAAAGAAGTAGACCCAGTTTCGATAGAGAGTAGGGGTAAAAAATTGGAGTCTTATTCTTGCAATGATATAATTAATCACTTTAAAAAGAAGCAACTTTTAATCAGTGGAGAATTTAAAAAAGATGAGAACAGACAGAGTAAGAGAGCTGGTGTAGGTGGGGCTGAACAATTAAAAAGATGGGAGCAATCTACATCTTGGGGCATTGGGTACTCTAGTTCATATCTAACTACAGCTCTACATGGAATGAGAAAAGGGAGATTCACTGTTAAGTCCGCTGGTACGGGCGTTGGTAAAACACGTACTGCTATGGCTGACATATGTTCCTCATGTGCCCCTAAGATATATAATTTAAAAAGTAAAGCTTGGGAAGACAATCCAAATGGAGATGATAATGGTAGTTTATACATAGGGACTGAGATGGAATTATTAACTGAGATAGAGCCTATAATATGGGCTTATATGTCTGGTGTTCCTCAAGAAAATATAGAATTTGCTATATATGAAGAGGGACAAAAAGAAAGAGTTTTAGAGGCTATAGACTACTTAGAAAAATATGGTAAGATATGGTTAGAATATGTTCCAGAGTATGATGTGTCAATACTTAGAGATATAATAGAATTTCATAAGATAAATCATAATATATCCCATGTATTTTTTGACTACATACATACAACCGTAGAATTACTTGGAGAATATGCTGATGAGTCTAAAGTTAAAATGGCTACTAGAGAAGACCAAGTATTGGCAAACTTATCAAATAAACTTAAAAATATGTGTAGAGAATTTGATGTATCATTAGATACTTGTACTCAAATATCGGGAGATTTTAAAAATTCAGATAATAGAGACCAAACTATAGTTAGGGGCTCTAAAGCAATTATAGATAAAGCCGATTCGGGCTTAATCGCCATGCCACCAACTGGAAAAGAACTATCCCAAGTGGAAGATATAATGAGAACTCTATTTGGAGAAGAGTCTAAAAAACCTAACTTAATATACTCACTATATAAGAATAGGGGTGGCAAATGGAACAATATTAAAATATGGCTATATGTAGACTATGATACAATGAGAACATATGATTTATTCGTGACTGACTATAATTACAAATTAGTAGATAATATAAGTAAAACAGTTTTAAAACTATGTGATTCAAATGAAAAATAGAATATTAGACAAACTAAACGAAGAATCAGTTATAAATATAATGCAGAGGTACGGTACAAGAGGTAGGGTAGGAAAAGATAATACCATTTGGTTTAGAACGGTTTGTCATGGCGGTAAAAAAGATAAGTTATGTTATTTTACAGAAACTAAATCCTTCTATTGCTTTACTGAGTGCGGTAATTTATCCATATTCGATATAGTAATGAGAATTGAAAAATGTGGCTTTCACGATGCTATTATAAAACTATTAATATTTTTAAATATAGATTCAAGAGTTGGTATACTACATGATGTTAATTCAGACATGAAAAAAATATCAAAGTATTTAGAAATCAAAAATAAAAAACGTACAATATATGAAATAGAAAAACCTATAGATTGTCAAAATGAATTAAATTATTTCGAGAATAATGTATTCTATAAAGGTTGGGTAAATGAAAACATATCTATAGAAACCCAAATTAAATATCAAATATTATGGTATGAATTAGAAAAAGAGATTATAATTCCACATCACAATGAATTAGGTCAAGTTATTGGGATAAGACGTAGAAGCTTATTAGAAAATCATGTAAAATACATGCCATTGACATTCAAAGGAGAAACAAAGAAATATACTCATTCATTAAACAAAAATTTCTACGGACTAGATAAGAACATAGAATATATAAAAAAGATTAAAAAAGTTGTATTAGTAGAATCTGAGAAAGGTGTGATGCAATCTGATACATACTATGGAGAAGACTCGTATACATTAGGTACAAGTGGATTTAATATCTCTAATTGGCATGTGAATAAACTCATTGAATTGGGTGTAGAGGAGGTTATACTAGGATTCGATAAGGATTTTGATGTATTAGATTATTCTGAAGAAAATTCTGATAAATTCTATAAATTTATAGATAGATTAGTTTCACTATCCAGAAAGTTAAGTCCTTATTTTAAAACTTATGTAATTCAAGATAGATTAGGTCTAACTGGTTTAAAGGACTCTCCATTTGATAAGGGTAAATATGTATTAGAGGAGCTAATGAGAAATAAAATAGAAATCGGGACATGGGAGTGTGAAGAGTGAAAGCAGAAGAATTTTTAAAAAGCTATTTCAATAAAAATGGAATTATGGATATAAAAGAGTATATTAATCCAAATATAGGTTTTGTAAATAGTTCAAACATGCTTAAAAATATACATAAGGCATATGAAATAGTAAAAGGGAATTTAAATAGGAAAATATTTATTCAGATTGACGCTGACGTTGACGGATATACTTCAGCGTCTATACTATATAGATTTTTAAAATATATAAATCCCAACTCTGATATAAAATGGAGAGTTCAAGAAGGTAAACAACATGGGATTAAATTGGAATATTTAAATGGAGAAAATTTTGATTTAATAATTATACCAGACGCAGGCTCGGATTCTTATGATGATTTTAAAAATATAAAAAATAATATGAATACTAATATATTAGTATTAGACCACCATCACATTTCAAATAATATGGACGAAGTTTGCGTATTGGTAAACTGTACGGATGGAGACTATGATAATAAAAATCTATGTGGAGCAGGAGTAGTTCAGAAGTTTATAGAATATTATTGTAATATGGAAAATATAGAGTATCAATATGATTACGACCTACTAGCTCTAGGATTGATTGCTGATATGATGACAGTTAAAAACATGGAGAATAGATATTATATAAAAAATGGATTAGTAAATATTAGACATGAATTAATAAAACAAACAATTAGTTCTTTACCATATGAATTTAGATTAGGAAATACTATAAAAAATATAGGTTGGTATATAGCTCCAAGAATAAACGCAATAGTAAGATTCGGGTCTCAATCTGACAAAGAGCTATTATTCAATGCTCTTATTTCAAATGATGAGATGACATGTAAAGAGTCGATAGTCGCGAACGAAAGAAATAAGAATAAACAGGACAGAGCAGTTAGAAAATACTATGATATGATAGAAAATCAAATTTCTACAGAGGGTATAAATATAATAGATTATACTGGAATGAAAATAGACAGTAATGTAAGTGGATTATTAGCAAATAAAATAGCTCAAAATACTAACTCGCCTTGCTTATTCGTCAAAGTTGATGAAAACGGAATATACGGTGGTTCATGTAGAGGTGGAAATGCAAAAGATTTTAAATCCTACCTTGAGTTAAGTGGGCTTTTTGATAAGTGTGCGGGACATAATAACGCACTAGGAATTTTATTTAATTCAAATAATTTAGAAAATATAAAAAAATACTTTTTAACTTCTAAATATGAAAAACAAGATATGCTAGACGAAGTTGAATTAGAGATAAATGCAAAAGATATTGATTATGAATTTTTAAAGAGAGTATCAAATTACTGTAGATTATTTGGAAATGATTTAAAAGAACCTCAATTTAAAATCATTGTAAATGATATGCAAACTAAAAACATTAAAAAGACGAATGATAAATCTACTATATATTTTGATTATAATGGGATGTCATTTGTAAAAAAATACACTAGAAAAAATGAGATAGATGATATTAAATGTTATAATAGAAATGGATTGCAAGGAGCTAATAAAACAGTACTGTTAGAGCTAATTTGTACTATGACACACGATGGATTAGGAGATGAGTTAAATCCATGTTTAAAAATTATAGATTTCAAATCTATTGAAAATAAAAATATATTTTAGCTTGACTTTAACCACTTACTATGTTAATATAACGACATGGAGGTGGTTATTTTTATGTTCTCAATACATAATCATACCGAGAGGTCGAATCAGAGATTGAAAGATAGTATAATAAAAACATCAGATTTTATTAACGAAGCAGTAAAAAGAGATTATAAAGGTATAGCGGTTACAGACCATGAATCTTTAACTTCTCATATTCAACTTAATAAAGACTATATCAAAAAAAAGAAAGATGGTAAAATACCAAAGGATTTCAAATTAGCTCTCGGAAATGAAATATATTTAATAGATTCAGTTGATAGATATAAAAATAATGAAACTGGAGAAAAAAATAAATATTATCATTTTATACTCGTAGCTAAAAATAGCGTAGGCTATGAACAGTTAAAAATATTATCTAGTAAATCTTGGGGAGATAATTACTTTAGAACTGGTAAGATGGAGAGAGTTCCTACTGAAAAAGACTATTTAAAAGAAACCATAGAGAAATATGGTAAGAATTTGATAGGTAGTACGGCTTGTTTAGGTTCGGAGTTTGCAACACTGGTGGTACAACACTATAGAGAAATAAAAGATAATAAAAATGAAATTAATAATTTTATATCATATTGCGTCGAAACGCTTGGAAAAGATAATTTCTTTATAGAAATACAACCTACAAAATCAGTATTTTTAGAGGATGGCTCATTGACTGACCAAGCTCTATTCAATCAAAAAGCTATCAAATTAGCAAACTATTATAAAATACCTTGTATAGTCAGTACAGATTCTCACTATTTAGAAGAGGGAGACGCAGGCGTACACGAAGCATTTTTAACATCTGACGAAACACACTCTAGTCATAGAGAAGTAAAAAGCTTTTACGAGAACGCGTATATGATGAGTATGGAAGAGATTAGGAAATACTTAATTAATCATTTAGATGAACAGGATGTAGAAATAGTTATAAATAATACAATGAGAGTTTATAATTTAATTGAGGATTATGAGTTGAGAATGGATACTATAGTTCCGACTGATAAAAATGCTACTAGCTTTGACATAAAAGGTATTTTTAGTGAGTACTATGATAAATTTGAATATATAAAATATTTATCAGAGTCAGATTTTATTGAAGATAAAAGACTTTTATATTTATGTGAGAGAGGAACTATAGAATTAAATGAACCTATTAATGACTTAACTATGAGTAGGTTGAATACTGAGTTCATGGAAATTATAAAAACATCTGAAAAGATAGGTCAACATGTATCATCATATTATACAATGGTTGAGACATTAATCAATAAGATAATGTGGGATATTTCTTATGTTGGTGTTGCTAGAGGTTCTGTAACTGGATTCTACTTAGCCTATCTATTAAAAATAATACAGATTAACCCATTAGACTATGACCTTCCTCATTGGCGTCATTTATCAGAGACACGTCCAGAATTGCCAGATATTGACATTGACACAGAGGCTTCAAAAAGACAACTTATATTTGAAGCTATGAAACAATATTATGGTTTTGATAACGTTTTAAATATAATGACTGAGAGAACTGAAGGTGCTAAAAGTACGGTTCTAACATCTTGTAGAGGGTTAGGAGTCAATGACGATATAGCTACAGAATTAGCCAATCTAATACCTATAGAGAGAGGTCAAAATTGGGATTTATTAGATGTGTTAGATGGAAATAAAGAAAAGAAGAGGAAACCAGTTAAGGCTTTTATAGACTTAGCTAAAAAACATAATCTATTAATAGAAACTATGAGAAAAATATACGGTTTAATAAATGGTCGTAGCATTCATGCAAGCGGAGTTTTTGTATTTGACAATGGATATATAAAACAAAATTCCCTAATAAGAGCTCCAAATGGAAGCTTTACGACCTGTTGGGATATGAAAGACTCTGAGTATATGGGGGGATTGAAAATAGATTGTCTTACAATTAAAGCCTTAGATAAAATTCACAAAACTGTGGATTTATTAATCGAAGAGGGCATTATAGAAGATAAGAAATCTATAAGGGGCAATTATGACACCTATGTTCATCCGAATGTAGTCGAGGACACTCAAGAATTTTGGAACTTACTTAAAAAAGGAGAGCTTATGGATGCTTTTCAATTTGACACAGACGTAGGCTCTGTAGCAAATAGAAAAACTCAACCTAATTCTATATTTGAACTTGCATCCGCCAATTCTCTAATGAGATTAAGTGCGCCAAATGGAGAACAACCGATAGATACCTATGTCAGATTTAAGAATAATATAGAAGAGTGGTACGGAGAAATGAAAGAGTTTGGTTTGAATGAGGATGAAATAATAATCCTTGAAAAACATCTTTTAAAATTGTATGGAGTGGCTGATACTCAAGAATCTATGATGGAGCTATCCATGGATAATAAAATAGGAAATTTTGACTTAGTATGGGCTAACAAATTAAGAAAAGGCGTTGGAAAGAAAGATGAAGAACTAATAGAGATTTGTAAAAAACAATTTTTCAAAAGTGGATTAGAAAGTGGGAATAGAGAGACCATATTAAATTATGTGTGGAATGTTCAAATTCAAAAGCAACTTGGGTTAAAATAGAGGCTCAAGTAAAATTCGGGAAACCCATGCAAAAGGGGTATCGTAGAAATACGGTTAACGGTATCAGTTAAATAAGACTCGCTCCTCGCTTTTATAAAATAGGGGCTTTATTCAAGAGACGAATACGCTGACTAAGAGATTCTTCAACCTTTCGTAAGGTAGTATGATAACACCGTGCCAAGTTAAATCGGGTGTAACGACTAAAGTAAGTGGAGATTAGCACCACTGAAAGCTCCGAAATGTTGGTCGCACAACTAAATAATAGGAGGAAAATTGAACAATAATTTAATATGGAGATATATAGAGGAAACAGACGAGAGATACATGGTATCGAGTATAGGTACTATAAAAAGATGTGAGTTTACATTAATAGATTCTAAAGGTAGAGAAAAAACATATGGTGAGAAAATATTTTATCCTAAGCCAGCAAATAATGGTTATTTAAGATTGGGATACGGTATGAACAGAGATTATGCACATAGGGTTGTGGCAAAAGCTTTTATACCAAATCCAAATAATCTACCTCAAGTCAACCACATAGATGGAGATAAATTGAATAATAACATAGAAAATTTAGAGTGGGTTAGCGCAAAAGAAAATATGGAGCATGCAAGTAAAAATGGTCTTGTAAATAGAGATAGTTTAAAGAGGATAGAAGCATGTAGAATAAATCAGTTAAAATCATTAGAGACCATGAGAAAGCCAGTTTTACAATTTACAATGGATGGAGAGTTTATACGCGAATTTGATAGTATTATTTCAGCAGAGAAGTCTACAAGTATACGAGTACAAAACATAGGTATGGTATGTAGGGGTATTAAATATAGAAAATCTGCTGGAGGCTTTATTTGGAGATTTAAATAAATGTTGTGCGACCGACATAAGAGATAGTCTAGTCCGACTCTTAATTGAGTGTTAAAGTATTGCGAAAGCAACGGTATAATCGATAGTTTTTCCAAAAACCACACAGTTCCATACTCTATGATTTGTATGCAAGAAGTCCATTTAGCACATAAGTATGGGAAGATATACTGGAATACATCTTGCTTATCTATAAACGCTTCAGCAGATGAAGATAGTGAGGATAATTCTAGTACAGACTATGGTAAGATAGCTAAAGCAATATGTGAAATCAAGGAGAGAGGAGAAGTAGTTCTATTGCCAGATATAAATAAATCTAAATTTGGATTTAGACCTACAGGAGAGGGGATATTATTCGGACTAAAAGCAATCAATAACATAGGGGACGATATATCTGAGCAAATAATAGTTAATAGACCATATCTATCTCTATATGATTTTATGCAGAAAAATGAAAGTATAAAAGGTAAAAAACTAGAAACTCTAATTAAATCAGGTTGTTTTGATAGTCTATATAGTGGAGATAGGATTGGAATAATGAACGAATATATAAAACTACAGTCTAACATACCCAATACACTAACATTGTCTCACATAGAAGATTTAGTATCTTTAGGATTATTAACTGATAGCGAATTAAAAAATGAGCTCAGACTATATAAATATAGAAAATATGTTTTCAATAAAGATAACTTATATGACAGACTTGGAAAATCAGATACTACAGCTAGATTTATATTAGATGAAAAATATGCACTTCCTTATTTCTATGATAATTTTGAAAAAGATATGAAAGAGGATAGTGACTATTATTTTGAAAATGGTTTAACACTGATTAAAAAAGGTGGGTTCGAGAGAGTTTACAAAAAAAGAATGTTGGGATTATTAAATAGAATAACTACTAAAGAGTTTTATGATGAGTACTACAGATTGAAAACAAGCAATATATTGCTTACGAATGAGGAAATATATTATAGTACATGGGAAAGAGAGAGTTTAAATTTCTATTTTAATAAACATGAGCTTAATTATTTTAATTTAAATCTATCCAGTTGGAATAAAGTTAAAACTACTAATATTATAGGATATACAGAATATAGAAATGTCTCTTACCCTAGATATGAGTTATCAGTAACGGCTGGTATGATTCTAAAAAAAGATAAAAACAAACATATTCTCGATATATTGACACAGGATGGCGTATTAAAAGTTAAATTTCATAAAAATATGTTTGCAAAATATGATAAAGGTATATCTGAGAATTTAGAAGATGGTAAAAAGAAAGTTGTCGAAAAGAGTTGGTTTCAAAGAGGTAATATAATTAAGGTAGTTGGCTATAGTTTGAATGGAGTTTTTAGAGTAAAAACATATTTTGATTCTATATATAAAAATCCAGTTGAATTAGTAGTTGTCGATGATTGTGAGTTAAATATAAAAAGTGTTAGAGAAAGTTAAATTTCTCTTGACACTTTCCAACTTACATGCTAAACTATATACAGCTACAAATTAAAATTAAAGGAGAGTATAAATGACAAATGAATTATATTTTGCAAAAATGCACAAAGATGCAAAAATACCAACAAAATCAGAGGCTAATGCTGGGAGAGATGTATACGCATTATTTGAAGAAGATAAGGTTGTTATAAAAATTGGAGAGGTAAAGATATTTAAAACTGGTATAGTTTCAGCATTTTCATCAGATTACTATGTTCAATTAGAAGAAAGAGGTTCTACTGGAACTAAAGCTTTATCTCTAAAATGCGGGGTAATTGATTCTAACTTTCGTGGGCAATGGCACGTACCAATCAATAATACTTCCGATAGAGATATTATAATCAGTAAAAATGTTAAGGAAACAGAGGTTCACCCACACGCAATTTATTATCCGTATTCAAAAGGTATTTGTCAAGCTGTAGTATTGCCAGTTCCTAAAATGAATCAAATTGAGATTTCATATGATGATATATTGAAATTTGAATCAGATAGAGGGGATGGGATGTTAGGAAGTACAGGAGCATAAAATCACATAATGGATGTGTTCTGAAAAAGGTTTGTAGTAGGAATGTATTAAAATATCAGAGAAAGAAACCTTGCTGTTTAAGCAATTAAACAAAAACCCAAGTTAGTGATAATAGTAAGATTAAAGTCTGAGAATCCATTGCTAAAAAAAGGAGGGTGTAAATTATGAAAGTAATAATATCTACAGATGAATGTAAATATAAATTTGAGATTAAGGAAAAAGATGTTGATTTATTAGATTTATATTGTTGGCTGAATAGAAATTCATATTTTGAGACTGATAAAAATAAATTTGAATTTGATAGTTTAGATAAATATAAACATAAAGATATAAACTTTGAATATTTTATAGATGTAATGTTCAAATCGGCATTAAAAGAAACTATTCCAGAAGATTTTAAATGGAATAAAAGTGGTAAATATGTAGTTTTAAAACTAATAGAATTATTAGGAAATACTTTACTTGAAAGGGTTGATAAATAAGATGAATGAATTAAAGATGTTACAAGGAGAGTCGTTCTTAGAGTTCTGTAATCGGGTAGTATTGGACTTTAAGAGTTATGGGTTTAGTGAAGATAGAGAAGCCTATGAAAGGCTTACTGGTATAAATATGAAAGATAATACTCGTAAATATCGTAGGGGTGTCCATAATATACAGAAAGCTATAGATAGTGGATATTCTAAGCAGTTTGAGAGTGAGAGTGTAATTGAGATTGGTGAAGGATTGAATGAATGTTACAAAAGTGAGGATATAAAACTCAAAGAAGAATTAGAGCTATCTTATAATACACTTACTAAGGTGGAGAAAGCTTTGCAAAGAAGCAGAGATGAAAATACTTTGCTTAGAGCAGAGAAAAGAAAATTATTTAGAGATGATAATGGTAGTATTATAGACTTAGAAGATATTCTTTCAGAAATAAGAAAAGATAGAGTAATAAAACCTATAAATATAAAATCAAATTTAACAATAGAAAATAAATCAGTAATGCTTCCTATTCATGACTTACACTACAATTTTACTCAAGAAGAGGAAGATGAAATGGTTTATAATTATATAAACTCTGTAGAAAATAATCTTGACGGAACTATTCCAGAAGAAATAATATTTGCGTTTATTTCAGATTTGGTGAATCACTCTAAATATGGAAAAAAATATACAAATCTATATTCAAAAGGAGAAGCGTCTACAAAAGCTTTTATGATGATTTCAAGGATAATGAATCACTTTATACAAAGCTACCCAAGTATAAATTATAAATGTTGCTCCGTAGTTGGAAATGAATCGGATGAAAATGAAATGTTTATGAACGAACCAAAAGCAGGATATGATAATAAAGATTACTATATTTATCAAATGTTAAAGGCTAAATTTTCTGAATGTGTAGAGTTTATGAATGAGGGTAATGATATAGTATTTGTTGGAAAGATAAGGGATAAAACTTTTGCTATAAATCATGGATATTTCCAAACTAAACTGTCAAAGAGAAATAATATAGAGGAATTTTTTCATACTATGCAAGCAGTTATAAGAAAAGACTTAGGAAAAGAAATTGACTTCTTATGTATAGCCCATATTCATTCTGCAATAAATTCAAATAACAGAATTATGCGTGGAGGTTCGTGGGAAGGAAGTAATAGTTATTCTAAATTTGCATTAGGTATAGCAGAATCATACAGAACTCAATTAATGATAGTTGTTACAGATAATAATTGGCATAGTAGAGTTATAGAATTTTAATAATAATTAGGTGCATTAATTTGCACCTTTTAAGGAGGAATAAAAATGATTATACAAATTACAAATAAGGAGTGGATTCCAATATGCTAAATTTTATCCTCGGCTCTATCTCCACCTACTTCCTAATTAATCTATACATTGCAGTATCAAATTTCAACCTTATGAACACAGAGCATCTAGGTATATTAAAGGTTGCTAAAATTAAACTAGTTGTAGATATTTTATTTGGTGTTTTCTTCTCCAATGGAGTTTATAAAATTGCAACTAAAACTATGTCTAAATCTACAGTTGATAAGATATTGGATGGTGAGAAATGAGAAATAAACTATTAATTTTATTAGGTCATAGCAATTGTGGAAAGAGTTATACTGTAAAAGAATTATTGAAAACTACTAATTTTAAAACTTGCGTTTCGCACACCACTAGAAAAAAAGGTGTAGGTGAAGTAGAAGGTATTGATTATTATTTTGTTACAGATGATGAATTTGATAACATAAAATTTGTAGAGAAAAGAGAATACAATACTTTTGAAAATATAAACGGTAAAAAAACTGAAGCTATTTGGAAATATGGGTTGTCAGAAAGTGAGTTAAAAGACTTATCAAAACCTCGTGTCGTTATCGTCGACCTTCATGGAGCTTTAGAACTATCTGAATACCTAAACAACGAGGTTGTGATAGTTTATTTAGAGATAGACGAGAAGATAAGAATGGATAGAGCTTTAAGTAGAAATAGAGAATCTGTCGAAGAGATTAAAAGAAGATTTGCTGATGATAAGAAAGTTTTTAAAGGCGTTGAAAATTTAGTTCACGCAACAGTGAATACTGAGCAGTCTGTACAAGACGTGTGTGAGCAGATTCTACAAGTATATAATTACTACAATTAGATTGGGATTATTCTCAATCTTTTTTTATTTATGTTGACAATAACTTTCCAATGTGATAAGATAAGTTATATTAAAACAAAAGGAGAGAGAGTTATGAATAAAACAGTTAAAAATATCAAAGTACCAACAGGTAATATTTGCATAATGAAAGGTGATTTAGGAGAACTAGAATACTTGTCAATAGGAGATTACGGTAAGGATAAAAATATAAAAGCCGACTTTTTAGGATTTACTTCTGAGCTAAATGGAGTTCCTAGTGGAGACATAGAACCACTAGAAGAAAAATGGGTAGTTACAATTTCAACTCAATACGGATGCCCTCAAAAGTGTGTATTTTGTGATGTTCCTAAGGTTGGGTTTAAAGGTAATGCTACTTATAGTGATTTAAAAAATCAAATATTGGAAGCTATAAATCTGCACCCTGAGGTAAAATCTACTAAGCGTTTGAATGTTCATTATGCTAGGATGGGAGAGCCAACTTGGAATCCAAATATAATACCTTTCTCAAGAGATTTATTAAAAATAGTTAGAGAGTCTCATTTAGGAAGAGTTCACGTTCATCCAGTTTTTACAACTATGTTACCAAGTAATAATAAAAATTTATTTAAAATAATAAATGAATGGTGTATAGATATTAAAAATGATAAATTTAGAGGTGAGGCAGGATTACAATTTTCTATAAATTCAACAGATGACAAACAAAGAGATGAAATGTTTAAAGGAATGAGTTTATCATTAGAAGAAATATCTAAAATAGGTAAATATTTGCCAACTCCTATAGGTAGAAAATATGCTTTAAATTTTGCGTTGGCTGATGGTTATATAATTGACTCTAAAAGACTATTAGAATTATTTAGTCCAGATAAATTTATGGTTAAAATTACACCTATTCATCAAACTAAGTCAACAATAGAAAATGGAGTGTCCACAACAAATGGTTATGAGTACTTTACTCCATATAAAGAAGTTGAAAGAAAATTAAAAGGTGTTGGATTTGATGTGTTAGTATTTATACCGAGTAAAGAAGAAGATGATAGTTGTATAACTTGTGGTAATGCAATTTTAGGTGGAAGTGAAATAAGATAAATTAAAGAGAGATTAATTTCTCTCTTTTTTATTTAAAACTTCTTGACTTATCACAAAATCCATGATACTATTTATTTATACGAATAAAAGGAGGATAAATAAATGGACGGTAAATTTTTAGGAAAGATAGTATCAGCAGAGTTTGGAATAGGTGGTTATAACGAAGGAGAAATTGGATTACATTTAACTTTTAGCTATGGAGATTCTTATGGTAGCTCTACATCAGATTCTATATGGGATTGGAATAGAGTTAAATGGTCTGAGTATTGTAAATGGTCAGAAGAATATAGATTACAAAGATATTCTGAGATAGTTGTAAATTTATCAAACGTATTAAATGACTCTAAGTGTAAATTTGTTAGTGAGCTGAAAAATAAACCAATAGAAGTTGAGATTAAAGGGAATTTAATTAAATCTTGGAGAATATTAAAGGAGGTATTATAATAATGAAAGAAAAATATTTCAAAGAGTACGATGAGTTCTGGGATTACTTACTCGACCATAACTGTATAAAAAATAGTAAGAACTTCTGTAGATTCAGTCTAGAGAAAATTAGTAGAAATAAAGTCCACTTAGGAAGATACTTCCTTATACAAAAGGAAAATGGTGAGCTTTACATCAAATATAAAACCACCCTACCTAAGAATAAAATAGTATCCTACGCAAATGTGATACACAAGAAAGGATTAGAAAATGACAATAGAAATGTTAAATAATGAAATAAGAATAAACTCTACTTATCTAGAAATTGACCATAATGTATTTAATCTATTAACTCAATATGCTGGATATAATGAAGTGATAGAGGTTAAATATTATAGTGACTGTTCGGTATTGTTTATGAATGGTTTAGTAATAACTATAAATCCATTTAGTGATGTTAAGAAAACTATCGAAGATATATTTGAAGAGTTAGATGAAGAAATAGAAATTATAGATGAGCGAGGAATATGGAAATGTTAAAATGGTTTTGGGATAAAAGTGATTATATAATTTTGAATAGTAATTTACAGAGCTACTCAATTGACTATGTCGGCAATTTGTATACTGGGAGCGTAAAACCTAAAATATTAGAGTGTGATGGTTTAATAGAGATGACTAAAGATAATGCCTTTAAGCAACTAATTGAGTCATTTGAAATAGAATTAGAATTCAAAGAGTTTAAGATTGAGAAGTTGTTGACTGATACAAAGAATGATAACATTAAGATGTTATTAAATCTTAAAGATAGGGTTAGGAGGATTTAGAATGAATATTTATCTTACAGGAGATACGCATGGAGAAGTATTTGAAAGGATAATCCAGTTAAAACGCAACTATGACTTAACAAAAGATGAGAATTTATTAATAGTTTTAGGTGACTTTGGATTAATATGGGATGATAAATGGTGGAAACAAACTAGATATATTGAAAGATATATAAAAGATAATCATCTAAATCTTGAAATAATTAGTGTAAAAGGAAATCATGAGAACTTCGATATAATTAATACCTTTCCTAAAATACAGAAATACAACTCTGAATTAATAAAAGTTTCAGACAATATAGCATTCTTTGAAAATGGAAACATTTATCACATTGATAACAATATATTTGCAGTCTTTGGTGGAGCCTTATCTATAGATAAGGCATATAGAACAGAAGGTAAAACTTGGTGGGCTGATGAAATACCATCTAAAGAAACTATGCAGAAATTTGTAGATGAATTAGATAAATATAACACAGAAAAATTAATATTATTAACCCACACAACAGCCACAAATGAAATATATAAATTAGATATGTATCCAATGGAAGGTAAGTTGACAGATGATGTTGCTCAGTATCTACAATTTATAAAAGATAATTATAGCTTTAAATTTCATTATCATGGACATTTCCATTGTAGTAAATATGTTAAAGATATAAATTCTATGTGCCTGTTTAAAGATATAATAAAATTAAAAAAGGAGAATAACGATGCAAACTATAATGATAATATATAACTATCAAACGCAACCAATTGTTTCTAAATTTCTATCTATATACAATAATCAAATAGATAAGAAATATAATATTAAACTTTTATACGAACCAGTCAATCTAAAAAGACTTATAAC